CCTAAAGGGGGGGTGGGGGTAAAGTGCGGTAGTTCGCGGGCTTGCTCAGCTACCGCAATCGCGGTAGTTTGCGGTAGTTTGCGGTAGCTATTTAATCCAGACAATTTCATCTCTTTTCCCCACAAATTCATAACCGACTAAACTATCAACTGCCCGTCTAAAACTTGTCCATTTATGCTTTTGCTCCCCTGTTAATGATAAAAAACACATCTCTCTCCAGACCTCTAATGACACTCCCTTGACCTGTGATCCATCAAAATAGTGCATCTTTCCCTGCTCCCGAATGACCTTTTCCAGGCACCCAAAACATAAATTTTGAGCAGCCCCGCGAGGCTTGGAAGGGCGTTTGGAAATGATGTCTGGAACATGCTCAACAACCACACAACTGCTAACCACACCACCGCGCGGATTGACCCCTAATTCTACAACCTGCAAGCTGAATGCAAACTCCCCTGCCACCTCTAAATCTCGCTGTTTTGTCACTCTTGCCACCGAATAGCCTTCTGATGGCTCAACTTCGATCTCTGTAGCTGTAGCTGCACGCAATGAACTGCTGCCTCTTGCTCCTTTTGCCACATCCTTGCCACTATGATGCACCAGCATCACATGCGCTCCTGTGGATTGGCACAAGCTGTCTACATTTTGAATGATTTGACCCATATCCGCGCTGGTATTTTCATCTGCCCCTGCTGCAACACGCGCTAAAGTGTCCACAACAACCAGCGATATTCCGCAGCCATATTCCTGACCTTTAGCACGCAGCGTATTTTGCAAGCGTGCCATATCTTCTTCTGCATCAAAAAAATTGACAGGTGAAGGTAAAATCGCAAACGGAAAATTCTCATCTACCTGGTAATGTTCACGAAAAGCAACCATGCGATTGCGAATGCCATACGCACCCTCTGCCGCAATATACAGAACACCCCCCGCAGTCACCTCCTTGCCTCTCCAGGACCGCCCTAAAGAAACATGGGCTGCAATATCGGTGGCAAGAAATGTTTTGCCACTGTTGCTGGGTCCATACAAGACAGACATTTGCCCTGCTATTAATAAATTTTCAACAAAATCATCTGCATCTGTGACAGGGCTAAGATCACCAACATTTTCAGTATGAAAAACATCCTTCCCAATCTCATCCACAACATTATCTAAAACAGGATATTCATGTAATAACTTCCACAATTTTTCGCGGGTTGTTTCCTCTGTCACATAATCTGATACATCTGATTTCAAAGGCAGGTGAGAACAGATATCACAGTAGCGCACACTGGCTGCCACATCTGCAAATGTTTGGCAGGTATTTTTGGCTGTTGTTTTGCCTGCACTATCATTATCAGGAATGACAAATAAATTTTTCCCTGCAAAATATTTTCTAACCCCTGCAGACCATTTACCTGTGCCACCAGGTTTTGTTGTGGCAACCACGCCTAACCCTGCTAACGTATCAACATCTTTTTCACCTTCGACAATGACAACATCATCTACACCTATCATTTCTTGCAAACGATAGGGAAAAATCTCTTGATCTCGGACAGACCAAATCCATCCCCCATTGGCATTTGGTCTACGTTGGCGAAAGTCTTTTGGTTGATAGCGAACAACCTGCATCACAAAGTTACCAGCCTCATCCACATAATCATATTTATCAACAATCAACCTGACTGTTGGCACCACTTCGGGCTGCTCATAATCTAAATGCCCACCTACATCTTTTTCAAAATCCCACCACTTGCCTCGATCTTCCCCCTTGGTCCACACACGCACAGAACCATGTGTGCCAAAGCGCAAGCCTACAGGGTCTTGCTTCGTCAGCGTTTCATTCACACCTTTACCAAAAAAGGCTTCTGCCTGTTGTCTTAAAGTCAAAATGGAATCTCATCATTTAAAGTGGGTTCATCTGGGCGTATTTGTGACAGCCTGCCCACAACAGCACGCAAAAAATTAAGCCATTGTTCTTCTGACAAATGCTGCAAATCCGTTTGCTGAATTGACTCTAAAAATTGACCGCCTGCTTTGCCTGCATCCAGTAACATTTTATCTTCGCCTGAATCCCAATCCATATCACTTCCCCATTCTTGCCATTTTTTCATATGTTCCATTGAGCAAAACCACATGTGAGGTCCAATCACATCTTTAAACATAAACCCTCGCTGACCCCTAAAACAAAGGCAGCAAACGCCCCTCATGGGTCTAGCGCCTGATATGTCACGATAAAACTTTTACACTTCGGGCATCGGTAGTTTGACTCTTTAAATCCGTTACCATCAGCATCACTTTCAAAGTTTTGCTCTAGGCTCTCAATCATTTTTGAATTACAAAAAACACAAATCATTCAATCTCTCTCAATTTAACCAATGTCACATTTTTTTCTTCAAAGAAGGGATCAAGTCTTTCGCCAAATTCTTCAATAGCTTCTTTTTTTAAAAACCTTTTATGCTTTCGATAGTCACAGTAAGCCTCAAAGAAAGCTCCTTCGACCTTCCCCGCTTCCCGCACTTCTGCAGCAAGCTCAGATTCTTGCTCTTGCAATTCTTTGATTTGCACACGCACCGCCCTCAAGCGATCAGGCAACGGTAGGTTTGTTTTCTCCCGCATCAGCCCACGTTTCTCCATTTTTTAAAGTGTAAAAAATCATGTTTTTTGCATCATCAACACGCAACATTGACCCATCCACAAAAGTAGGTTTAAAGCGTTGATCCAAACAGCCAGACTCTTGCGCCTCTCGATCCAATGGCACATTAAAACGCTGGCACTCCCAAGCACCATTTTGAACAGGCTTAGAATAGACACACGTTCTGCAATTTCTCTCAGGCAAAAGCATGTCATGGCATAAGTCTTGAAACCCACACCATCGACATTTCCAAAAATCTTTATGTTCAGATATTCGACTAGGCAAAATTTCTCCATGAAAAATAATTTGCCTCGCACGTTCTGCATAAAATTCTGCAAGCTCACGATCAAATTCTGTGCGCATTGCCAGCCAATCACGCCCCCCTGCTGTAGCCACAACGCAGTAATGTCGCGTCATGCCCCGATACAACATATACATTTGCGCTTGTGCAAAATATGTTTCATTCCATTGCCGCAATGCTGCCTTCTCACCATTCTTTGCAATTATTTTTTTAACCTCTTTGAAACTCCTTTCATTGATACACTTCACCTCTCCAACATGTGGCGTTTTTGGTGATTGCAACAAACCAAACACTTCAAAATCTAAATGTCCTAAAGCATGTCCATCAAAATCTGATACCTCTATCTGTTTTCCTGTTTCGGGATCACGATCTATGATTGTCAATCCATCAACTTGCCTAAGTCTTTCGATGACTAGTTCTTCAGTTCTAAATCCATCAGCAATATTTTTTAAAGCGCTTGCTTTCATTCCATCTTCTGAAACACCATAAAATCTGTAATACGTTTTTCGTGGGCAATCTCCAATCCCAGAAAATCCAAGATAGCCTCTGCGCTCACGCCCAGACTCACGCTCCTCAAGGGCTGCATCAGCAGCCTCTAAAGTTGGGCAATAGTTGAGTTCAATCACTGTCATTTTTTACAATCCTTAATTTATAGTCTAAGGCATTTAAAACAGCTTCCAGGTTTTGAATGACAGGGGTAGATCGAGTTTGCCAGTAGTAAAATATGTTCGGATTTAAACCACTTCTAGCTGCCAAATCGTATTTTGAAATACCTTGATCCTGTGCAATGTCTAAAGTCTGTTTGACCAATGGGTGCATTTTTACCTCTTAAAAAAAGGGGGGGATGCTGGAGCTAACATCCCCCCGCGCTTGTTCATCTGGGAGGGAGTGAACAAGCGCACCCCGCTACGCCCAAGGTGGAGTGGTTGCGGCTGCGGGTTGTCCTGGGTTTACTGCTGCTGAAGGTGAGTCTGTAACGCTTGAATACATCACCACATTATTCTTAGCTGAATACTGACCATTGGCAGGTTCAATTCCAAGTTTGACCTGGACTCTTTTCAAATAGAGTTCGTCTGTATCACCAACTTTTTTCATGCCAAGAGCAAAAGCCAGTTCAGCAAAGCGCTCATTAGCTACCTTTTTTGCTTTTGGGCTTGAGTCATACCAAAGAAAAAACCGATCCCAGACCCATCTGTTTTCATCCAGAATTTTCATAGATATTTCAAGATAGTTCTCACCAGCTTTACCTGTCTTAACAACCCCTTCTTGAATTTCAGCAATGTAAGTGCCTTCTGGTAATGGCTTAAAATCATCAGTTGTTTCTTCAAGTTCAACATTCGCGGTATCAAAATCAAGATTTCCCATTTGCTTTACCCTTCTCTGGTGTCATAGCTTTTACAAGTGTTACCCAATCTAACGGTAGTTCTGGTGGAAGCTGGTAGCGACTTTTAGCAATAAAAGCGGGTCTTTCTGATGTGCGCAAAACACGCTCACCAGTGCCGACTGCCCTTGTAATTTTTCTGCCAAAGCCACCATCAATTTGTTTTGTTGATGTGTGATAGGTTGCAAAGCCTATAAGATCGCAAAACTCCTGGCACAAGCTTGAAGCACTCTTGTGAAGTTTGATTTGGTATCTGTCGT